ATTAACATCGAAGAAACAACAGGCAATTTATCCATCACCAGAATAAAAGATCCATCATCGGATGAATGGAATACCGAAGTACTTGCCGCTATAGATGGAAATGCAAACGAGGGAGATTTCTAATGGCAGTTCCAAATTCAAGAGCAACTTTAATCAGTTATTGCAAACGAAAACTTGGTGATGGTGTTATTGACATCAATATATCTTCTGAACAGGAAGGTGATGTTATTGATGATGCGTTGCAATATTATCAAGATTATCACTACGATGCAATAACCAGAAGTTACTTGAAACATCAGGTTACGGCAACTGATAAAACCAATAAGTATATTGCTATTGGTACAAGTGTAACAGGTGTATCCAATGTGTTTCCAATTGAATCAAATTCAAATGTCAATATGTTTGACCTCAGATACCAATTGAGATTAAACGACTTGTATGATTTCACAGATGTTCAGATGATGCACTATTCTATGGTCAGTGGTCATATGGAAACTATCGACAATTTAATGGTTGGTCATCACCCATTTCAGTTCAGTCGTCATCAAGACCGATTATACATTTATATGGATTGGACAAATGATGTTGCCGTTGATGAATATTTACTAATAGAGGTTCACGAAATTTTAAATCCAGATACTTATACCTCGGTATACAATGATAGATGGATGAAACGATATGCTACGGCATTGATGAAAAAACAATGGGGTTCAAATCTGAGTAAATTTGAAGGGTTGCAATTACCTGGCGGTATCACTTATAGTGGTGCAACTTTAATGCAAGAAGCAACTACTGAAATCGAAACACTTGAAACCCAAATGCAAATGAATTACGAAGAAATGCCACATATGCTAATAGGATAAAAAATGACAGTCAGAACAGCATTTACACATCACAATTCAGCAGTAGAACAGACATTAGTTACTAATTTGGTAGCTGAATCTATTCAGATTGTCGGGTTTGACGTTAATTATTTGCCCAGAACTAGAAATAATGTGGATACCCTATTTGATGATGCTGAAAATAATAGTTTTAATACGGCATATACTATTGAAATGTATTTCGGGCAAGATACCATCAATGGATTTGGTGGTGGAGGGGATATAATAACCAGATTCGGTTTTGAGGTTACTGATACATGTCAGCTAGTTTGTTCAATGAGTAGGTTTACAGAAGTTGTGACTGCTGGTGATTCGAGTATAGTCAGACCAAGAGAAGGTGATTTAGTTTTTCTACCACTCTCTAAGCAAATATATGAGATTACCTTCACCGAAGATATGGTTCCATTTTTCCAACTTGGGAAAAATTATATTTGGCAGATGGAATGTTCACTGTTCAAGTATGCAGAGGATACAATGGATACGGGTATAACTGAAGTCGATAATCTCGAAACAGGCACAACTCCTACTGATAATTTCACGCAAAGTACAGCAATTGAAACAGATGCTGATGGTGGAATTGTCGATTTCACGGAAACTAATCCGTTTGGTACATTTTAATGTTAGGTACTACATTTTATAACGAATCAATCCGAAAATCTTTGGTTGCTTTTGGCACATTGTTTAATGGTATTACTATCAAACGTGCTGGTTCTGGAACTACAATCCAAAGTGTTGATGTACCGTTGGCATATGCACCTAGAGCAAGGTTTGTGCAACATCTACAACAAAGAACTGCAACGGGTGTTGCAGAAGTTCAAGGTGGATTGCCCCGAATGAGTTTTGAGTGGACAGGATTAACTTATGATGCTAGTAGAAAACTCAATACGATGCAAAAAATATCAACTACTTATAAAACTTTGACCTTTGCTACAGCACCAACTTTATTTTCTACGGGTGAAAGAATTACAGGTGATACTAGTACCACTACTGCCTTTGTGGTAGACCAACCAACTACTACCACAATTCGGGTGAGGGATGCCAGTGGTGCTTTTACAAACAGTGAAACCATAACTGGATCAACTAGTAATACTACAGGATCACTGGCATCATCGGGGGCAGATACTTCGGATAGTAATAAAGTTATCTACTATTGGCAACGAGTTCCATATAATATGGATATTATGTTGGCAGTGGCATGTGATACTACTGAAGATGGGTTAAAAATTGTGGAGCAGATTTTACCATATTTCACACCTGAGTTTACGGTTAGTATCAATGATGTTCAGAAAAATGATATACCGATAGTTCTCATGGATGTCTCACAGGAAGATCAATGGGAAGGGGCATCTATAAACGAACGCAGATTGATTATTTGGACATTCAGTTTCCAATTGAAAACTTACCTTTATGGCCCAGCAAAAGAATCGAGTGTAGTAAAGGAAGCAATTACACAACTTTATTCTAAAAAAGAATTTAGTGGTTTGGATGATACACAGATTGCAATGACAACAGCAAATATCAGAACAGTTCAAGTTCCAAACCCAACTACTGCTAGTGCAGATGATGCATGGACGGTTACAGAAACACAAACGGATAATATCTAATGCGAAAAGTGGATGTTCAACTCAATGACTTATTTGATATTGTAGAGGAAGAAACTGTTGAGGAAGTGGTTTTATCAGACCCACCAGCAACTATTGAATCCAATGCAGAAAATCGTGAGAGTGATATAAATGCTGATTATGAAAAAAGTCGTGAGCATTACTATAAACTATTAGAAAAGGGTAATGATGCATTAGAGTATTCGTTAGAGATTGCTAAACAAACTGACCATCCTAGAGCATTTGAGGTGTTTGGTCAGTTATTGAAAAATACCACTGAGGTTAATGATAGAATATTAGAATTACAGATAAAAATGGAACAAATGAAAGCATTAGAAAGAAAGGGAAATCCGACAAAAGTTACAAATAATGCATTGTTTGTCGGTTCTACTGCTGAATTACAAAAACTAATAAAAGGAAAGGGAAAGTGAAATGATGAAAAAAATAGATTATAGTGAATTTCGGGAAACTAAAAACTTAACTGATTGTAAAAATGGTGTATATAATATATGGTTGTCCAATCCAGATGTTGATTATGGATTTAAAATCTTTTTTAAAGAGTACATGGGAGCAAAAAGATTTATTGAAGAAGAAGTTGTAGGGGAAATATTATCTCATGATTGCCACCTTTTCAATATTGAATATATGTTTGAGTTACTACAAGATATGTATGGGATAGGTTTACATCCCAAACCATTTGAGATAGTTGAACATGGGTCAGTATACGCTATAAAGATCCAGAAATCATTAGTGGATTTTTCTGAACGTACTGAATTAGCACATCAAATGCTTGCAGAGTTAGATGATACAGAATTGAAAAAAGTTATTAGAGATAAATATGTGGTTGGGATGAAAAGGGATAAGGGTAATAATTATGGAGAAATTGATAATAAAATAGTGTGGATTGATTTGGATGTTTCATCTTTGGAGTATTCAGTAAAGACCAAAGAGAGACTTGATGCAAGTTGAGAAGATTAACTATCTAGGCAATCCTTTACTAAAGAAGGCAAATGTTCCTTTCGATTTCACACCAGAGCAAATCGAGGAATATGTTAAGTGCGGTGAAGATCCAATTTATTTTATTAAGAATTATATGCAAATCGTCAATGTGGATGAAGGTCTTGTGCCTTTTGATATGTGGGATTTTCAAGAGGATATGATTCAAACCTTTGTGGATAACCGATTCGTAATCTGTAAAATGCCTAGACAGACAGGAAAATCCACAACCATTATTGCTTATTTGTTGCATTATGTATTATACAATCAAGACGTTCGGGTTGGAATACTGGCAAATAAAGGTCAAACGGCTAGAGAATTACTAGGTCGATGGAGATTAGCATATGAGAATTTGCCTTTATGGTTACAGCAAGGTGTGGTTGAATGGAATAAGGGAAATGTCGAGTTAGAAAATGGGTCAAAGGTATTGGCATCGTCTACATCATCCAGTGCTATTCGGGGTGGTACGTTTAATATCATATTTTTAGATGAATTTGCTTTTGTGCCTGATAACATTGCCGAAGAATTCTTTAGGGCAGTGTATCCGACAATTTCATC